TAAACAAATTAGAATAGACGAGTCCCGAAAGGGACACGAAATCTCCCAACAAGCGCATTTTCTTTTTTTCATAATCAGTCTCCTGTTTAGCGATTTCATCAAGAGTTGCAAGGTTGGCTTTCTTGTTTGTAATAGATGCAAGTTTAACCAGTTTAACGCTTTTATTTTCTTCGTTATGAAAAAACAATTCTGAACTCCACGACAAACCATGCGTGGGAGTAAACCCGAACAGCTCTACTATCCTGTCTGAAGTGGCGAACCTCATTAGGTTCTCTTTTCTTATAGCTTCTTTCGGTTCTTCATCATAAGCAACCCAATGCAACTGGACTCCCTGAAAGGAGTCTACGTCTTGCTCATTGGTCATAAATTCTATTTCGCCTATAACAGTTTTATTGTTTTTATATAGCGTAAGCATCTTGCGCTCAGAGTTCCAACTGTCTTTCCAGTTGCCGTTTTTTAAGCATTGCTTTGGTGCAAACTTCTTCCACTCCCTAATAACAGCGTTATGGAGCTGCCTGTTATCCACACCAACAACCCTGCCTTTAACTGGAAATGTTTTTGGAAGAAGCTCTTTTGGAAAAGTATCTTTTAATGAATTTGGAAGCTCGCCAGTTGTAAGCGCATAGCCAATAATCGCAACACAAAGCGTTTTACCTGCCTGATTAGCACCAAGAAGTGCAATTATAGAATGGTCTTGCAGAGCTTTTATAGCATCTAATTGAGATTCAAATACTGGAGGAATATCTTCTTCGTTGATGTGCCGCCTGAGAAATTCCATCCCTTCAGGCGTAACTGTGCCATCAGAAGGGACAAAATGGGTAAATGGGTCTTGTTCTTCTAAAAAGGCTATTTTAGAATTAACTTCCGTTTCAACCCATTCAGTGATGCGGTCTGCAAGCGCAAACCGTTCAGCTTCTGGCAGGTCTTTTAGCTTGTTGTAGTCCAGCGATTTAAAGTCCATCTGTTATTTTGGGAAACAGACGAACTATAGCAAAGACAGCAATATCCACACAAACATAGGAATAGCGGCTTCTTTTTTAACCTTATCCACCACGCCACCATCAACAGCTTGAGCTTTTTCTTTTATCATTCTGCCCATATCTTCATGTTGTTGTTTAATATGTTTCTCCTGAATATTGACTATCTTCTCATTGTTCACTATAAGAACGCTGTTGTTTTTATTTATAATGCCTAACGTTTCTATTTGTTTCCTCATATTTTCTATTAATTTCTTTTGCCCTTTGTCTACGTTACGCAACACATCATAAGCCTTTAAGTCTCTTCCTATTTCATTGAAAGCTTCTGGCGTTACTTCTATATTGCCATTAGGAAGAATATTAAATTCTTCTGGAAAAGCTTTCTGTGCCACAAAGAAGATTGATAAAGACAAAATAGTTGCTGCGATTAAAACATTTCTCCAGAAATTTTTATTATCATCCATTTCTATTCCTCATAAATTCTAAAGTTGCGGATAAATCAAGAGCCTCTTTTTCAACTCCTTTTAATATTTCCTTTTCCTTTTTTAATCTTTCCTTTATTTCTTCTTCTTGAACTTTTAATAGCAGATAATCTTTTCTTGTTACTTCGCTGTCCAGCCTTGCCGCTTTTATCGCTATCTCCACTGGTTGCATTTCTTCCTTTAGTTCCTTTATCTTTTTTGTTTGTACTTCTTTTTCTTCTTTTGCTATCAGCAAAGCTATGCGTTTTTTCAGGAAAGTATTTTTTAAACCAAAAATAAATAGAATTAACGTCACACATATCAGTCCCCAATATTTAAGATTCACTTTGCCTCCATTCGTTACAACCAAAAAAAGGTTTTGTATAAAGCCCATCATTCCCATCTCCTCCATCACATTTATAAGATCCTGATGGAGAAGAACATGGTTTCATGCCTTCAAAATCCTCCTTATCGACAGGATCAAAACCCCAATATTTACATGAAAAACAACAATTCATTTTATCTCCACATGGTGCTTGTCTATGTGCCTTTTAATATAATTTTTATCATAATAAACCCAAACAGTACAAATATTTTCTTTTATCAGTTTTGCTTTTACCTGTACTCCACCAACCATACATTTTGTCATTGTGCCACCACATTATTAACAGTTTTATCTTCAACTTTCTTTGTAAAGTCAGAGAACGCCTTGCCTTTGTTTTCCTCAAAGAATTTCTGAAGCATATCCATAACCATTCTTTCAGCATCAATCACTCCATTACTGGCAGCCTGTTCATTAAATATCCTAATAACTTTAACAACAAAAGCCATAAAGTTTATATCTATGTGTGTTCCTACCTTTACATTATTGCCTATATCCCACCCACTATCCTGCGCTTGCTGTGGAGCTTTTATGTAAGATAGCTTCTTTTCTTCTGATTCGCATTTCTCTTCTTTTTTTGCTTCCAAATCTACGCCTCCCTTTTCTTTTTTGGTGTGCCATTATGCTGCTTCTTTTTTCTGAAATCCTTTTTCAATTCTTCTTGCTCGTCTTTTCTGGTTTTTCTCTCTCCTGCCTTCTGATCTATATTTCTTGCATTTCTCCATATTTCTTCCAATCTTTTTAGAACCTCCACCTTTTTTCTTCTTTGAAGTCTTAATTACAATTTCCATTTTTCTCCTAATAAACCCAAGTAACTTCTGGTGTTTTTGTCCAGTCGCTATCTACATGAATAAAATCTTTTCCTATTCCTATTCTATGAAACTCATCTCCCAGCAAGGACAACAATTCATATCTTTTCTTAGAACTTTTGCATGCTATATCTACAGCGACCCCTTTTAAATGGCTTGACGTTGGCTTACCACCCACCCTTTTTGTAGCATTATGTTTTCTGCATCTAGTTCCAGAATTTATTTTCATTTTGTATGATGTTAAATCTCTTATTCTTTGCAAGGTTTCTACAAAGTCTAAATCAATATTATCTTTGCCACACCCACACTTACAAGCAAATTCATGCCTTGAAAAGTTCTTTGTTAAATCACCCAAAATCTCCTCCTGTTTCCATGCACTCTGTATAGCGCAGTTGAGTTGAGACTAAATCAATTAAGATATCAAATCCGCTTTCATCCAAAAAAAAATATTTTTTCCCGTAAAGCGTTTGTTTTTGCCACGGAACTAAAATATGATAAGCCTCTGCAGCAGCAACTTTTTGTTTTAAGCACACTTCTTTATTTATCTGTACGCCAGCACATCCAGACATTATAAATAATGCCATAGCAACTATAACTTTTTTCATTTTTTCTCATAAGGGCAAAAATCCCCATCCATTGCGTTGAATTTAATTAACAGACTATTAGCAAGTTTTTTCAAACTAATCAAGTTTTTATCTGTTAAATCAGATACAAAGTTTCCTTTCCTGTATCTTCCCGAAGCATTTCTAAGCATTTTTCTGATTCTTTTTACGGTGAGATCCTCCGCATCTTCCATAAAACTTCCAATGCCTTTTAAATAATCCCTTTCATCTGCATAAGTCCATACGAATTGTTTGTTCATGGCACATGCCTCTCCTCTATAACCTTTCCATTATGTTTTGCACAATAAGTGCATAGATATACACCGTCACGAAAATGATACCTGTCAGCGTTAGGAGTGCCGCAACACGAACAATAAAGTTTTTCTTTAGCTTTGTCATGTCCAAACACTTCATCAAACCCCTTTCTGTTTTTTAAAACTTTGTTACCTGAACAAAATAAATTATAGTCACCCGTATTATGAGCTTTGCCCATCAAGCACTCCTTTTTAAATAAAGTTAAAATATTTACCAAGCTACATCTTGGAATTTTGCACTGCGGGTTTAGACATTAATCACAACATTCATTACATGTGTTATCGCTATTTCTTGAACCTATATGCCAATCGGCCGGACAATGTTTGGGCGCATCTGTTTTATATCCAGCCTCACAACTACCCTCTATTTCTCCACAAGGAGCAAGGTCTTTACAGGAATGATTGATTTTGTGGGATTACTGGCGAATTAAGAACAATTAACAGTTTATCCCCTATTTCACCATCTTTATACCGAAAGTTTCTATGATAAAAAACCGTACCTTTAAGCATTAAAAGCACTCATTATTTCTTCTTTATCTTTGATTCTTTCTTTTATTTCTTCTAATGATAATGAACCCTCAGTATTATCTACAGCAAGGAGATAGTCTATTTCTTTATATAGCCCTTCATTTGTCTTTGTCTTATGCCAAGGGTGATTAGGGAGATGGGAGGCTTCAATCATATCATCTGACTTTGCTTCTTTAAAAATAAACGCTATTCTTTCCATAAGACGAAGTTCTCTTTTTGAAAAATATTTTTTATCGAACTTTCGCTTAGGGGTAATTTTAAGAAAGGAGCTGCACTCGCTAGTTTCAAATTCAAAATGTTCTGTTAAATCTTTAGGTTGGTTTTTGATTTCCTCAAAAAGCTGCAC